GTAATTTCCGAAGGTGGTTATGAATTGCGTGGATTACAACAGGCAGTAAATACACCAATCACAGCACCAGTAGATTTACCAACTCCTGCTGGTACATATTATCCTGCAATTTCTATTCGTCTTAAATCTTCTCCAAATAGATTAGATGCGATTGTAATTTTGACTGCTCTTTCACTGATGGGTACTGGAAATGGACCACAATATAACTGGCAGGTTAGAGCGTCAGCAACTACAAGTGGTGGAACTTGGGTAGATTCTGGTGTTGATAGTGCTGTGGAATATAAGATTGGCGGAACAAGTATAAGTGGTGGAAGAATTCTAGCATCTGGTTTCTTCTCATCAAACAATCAATCTTCCACATCAGTAGATATTCTGAAAGAAGCACTATTTAAATTTCAGTTAGAAAGAAATGGATTAACTGGAACATCTTATGAATTAACACTAACAGTTGCGACTAATACTGCTGGTGCTGATGTTTATGCTGCAATGGACTGGGAAGAAATTAGTAGGTAATTCTTATGAGTGATGTATATTTAGGCAATCCGTTACTGAAGAAGGCAAATACTCCAATTGAGTTCACTCAAGAACAAATTGAGGAGTTCATTAAGTGTCAAAATGACCCAGTTTATTTTGCAAATAATTATATTAAAATCGTATCACTAGATAAAGGTTTAACACAATTTCACCCCTATGAGTTTCAGGAAAAGTTAATAAACCGTTTTCATAAGCATCGTTTTAATATATGTAAGATGCCAAGGCAAACAGGCAAACAATTAGCATTAGATACTAAAATCCCAACTCTAGAAGGTTGGACTACTATAAAAGAATTAAAAATTGGAGATTATATTTTTGGTCGTGACGGAAATCCATCAAAGGTAATTGGAAAATCTGATATTAGAGAAATTGATACATATGAAATAGAGTTTGATAATGGTGAAGTTATTAAAGCTTGCAGTGATCATTTATGGAAGGTCTCACATTCTGACTGGTATCATAAAGAAAAAGTATTAAAAACGAAAGATATTATAAAAAAGTTTTCATCTCTAAAAAAATCCAGTAAAAGTTCTTCAATATACATTAATATATCAAATTCATTAAATCTTCCAGATTCTAATGTTCCAATTGATCCATACACATTTGGCGTATGGTTGGGAGATGGTAGTAGAGATAATGGTGCTATTACTGGATTATATGAAGATATTGAAGTTATTTCTAGTAATATTCCATTAAAAATAACAAAAAAATCAAACTGTAAAGGAAATGTTTATAGATATTATTTTGAAGGATTAAGAAAAGAAACCCATTCTCTTGGATTGCATAGAGAAAAATATATTCCAAAAGAATATTTAAGATCTTCTACCAATCAGAGATTGGAACTTCTAAGAGGTTTGATGGACACAGATGGTTCTGTTGCTCCAAATGGATCTTGTGAATTTTATCAAAAGGAAGGTAAATTACTTTATCAAGTAAGAGAACTTATTTCCTCTTTAGGAATTAAAAGTAGATTAAGATTTAAGAAAGTTCCTGGATATGAAAATAATTATGGAATTATTAGTTTTTCGACAACTAAGTATAAAGTATTTACTTTACCCAGAAAATTAGAACGCCAAAAAAATTCTTTGGGACATCCGAAAAATGAAAGACTTTACATTAAAGATATTCGTAAGATTGAAACGGAACCTATGCAATGTATTTCTGTAGATAATCCAGAACATCTATTTTTATGTGGAGATACTTTTATACCAACTCACAACTCAACTACCGTTGTTTCATATCTTCTCCATTATCTTATTTTTAATGATAGTGTAAATATTGGAATTCTTGCAAACAAAGCAGCAACTGCAAGAGAACTTCTTGGTAGATTAGCAACTGCATATGAAAATCTTCCTAAATGGATGCAACAGGGTGTTATTTCTTGGAATAGAGGATCTATTGAACTTGAAAATGGATCTAAAATTCTAGCAGCATCTACTTCAGCATCTGCTGTACGTGGTATGTCATTTAATATCCTATTTTTAGACGAATTTGCATTCGTTCCAAATCATATTGCAGATTCATTTTTTGCTTCAGTATATCCTACAATTACTTCTGGTAAAAGTACTAAGGTTATTATAGTTTCAACTCCACACGGTATGAATCATTTCTATCGTATGTGGCACGATGCTGAAAAAAAGAAGAATGAGTATGTTCCAACAGATGTTCATTGGTCAGAAGTTCCTGGAAGAGATGAAGAATGGAAAAAGCAAACTATCGCAAATACTTCTGCAGAGCAATTTAAGGTTGAGTTTGAATGTGAATTTTTAGGATCTGTAGATACACTTATAGCACCTTCAAAACTTAGAAGTTTGGTTTATGATTCACCAATAAAAAGAAATGCTGGTCTTGATATATATGAAAATCCAATAAAAGAACACGACTATGTAATTACAGTGGATGTTGCAAGAGGTGTAAATGCAGATTATTCAGCATTCGTGGTTATTGATATAACACAATTTCCTCATAAATTGGTAGCAAAATATAGAAATAATGAAATAAAACCAATGTTATTTCCAAATATAATTTTTGAAGTTGCTAAAAATTATAATAACGCTTATGTTTTATGTGAAGTTAATGATATAGGAGATCAAGTAGCATCGTTATTACATTATGATTTGGAATATCAAAATGTTTTAATGTGCTCTATGAGAGGAAGAGCTGGTCAAGTAGTTGGTCAAGGATTTTCTGGAAAGAAAACTCAACTTGGTGTTAAAATGTCCAAAACTGTAAAAAAAGTTGGGGCATTAAATCTTAAAACAATTATAGAAGAGGATAAATTATATTTTAATGATTATGATATAATTTCAGAACTTACTACATTTATTCAAAAAACAAATTCATTTGAAGCTGAAGATGGATGTAATGATGACTTAGCTATGTGCTTAGTGATTTATGCTTGGTTAGTAGCACAAGATTATTTTAAAGAACTTACAGATCAAGACATTAGAAAAAGATTGTATGAAGATCAAAAAAATCAAATAGAGCAAGATATGTCTCCTTTTGGATTTATAGTTGACGGTAATGAAAGCACTAATTTTGTAGATGTAAATGGTGATCGTTGGTTTGTTGATGAATATGGTGATATGTCTTATATGTGGGACTATATGTAAATAAACAAAATAATAAATAGTTTTTAGATAAATGAGAACTAAGGAGAGAAAATGGCAACTCCCCAATTGTCACCTGGGATAATCACCAGAGAGGTTGATTTAACTGTAGGAAGAGCAGAAAATGTATTAGATAATATTGGTGCAATTGCTGGACCATTTTCAATTGGACCAGTAAATGAACCTATTGATATTTCAACAGAGCAAGAATTAATCAAATCTTTTGGTAAACCTCTTTCTACTGATAGACAATATGAGTATTGGATGAGTGCTGCATCTTATCTCTCATATGGTGGAATTTTAAAAGTTGTAAGAGTTGATGATAATAATCTAAAAAATGCAAGAGTTGGGTATAATAATACTACAACAGTTGATATTAAAAACTTTGATGATTATAATTCTCAAGAAACTGGAAGTTATCACTTTGCAGCAAAGACTCCAGGAACTTGGGCAAATAATCTTAAAGTTTGTGTAATTGATGATAAGGCAGATCAGATTATTGGTATTAATACAACTAATCTTTCCGATTTAGGTGCTACCATCGGAGCAGGTGTTACAGCAGGAATTTCCACGGATATTGCTGGAGATGGTACTATAACTAATTTTTCGGGTTATTTGAAAGGAATTATTACTGGAGTTTCTACTGATAGTGCAAATGGTGGATCCACAATTGACGTAAAAATTGTATCAAGAGTTTCTTCTGCGGGAACTGAAACTCAAATAACTTATGCAGAAAGATCTAGATATTCATCTTTTGAAACATCTGATACTTTATACTTTGTAAATAGTGTTGGAATTAATACAGGTTCTAGCACAACTTCTACATCTGCAATAGATTGGTATGATCAACAAACATTAAATCTTACAAATACAAGTTTATACTGGAAGTCAATTGCACCAAAACCAGTTACTACTCAGTATGCTCTAGATAGAAATAGCAAAAATGATGGAATTCATATTGCAGTTATTGATGATGATGGATCAGTAACTGGAATTCAAGGAAATATTCTTGAGAAGCATTTAAATTTATCTAAAGCAACTGATTCTATTTCAGGAGTAAATTCACCACAAAAAACTTGGTATAGAAATTATCTTGCAAATTTCTCAGAATATGTTTATTCTGGAACAAATTATTATACTACTGCAGATAGTATAAACAACATAACACCAGTAGTGACTGGATTTACAACTTATTCTGGAACAAAATCAGAATCATTTACCCCAATCGCCACAACAAATGGAGGTTGGAATAAAGAAGCACAAGGCACTGCATTTAACGCAATTGGCAATGTGACCTTCACTCTTTCTGATGGTGCTGATTACTCTGGAAATGGTATGAGTGCTGATTTAGGAGCATTAAATACTGCTTACGACTTATTCTCAAATAATGATGAAATTGAAGTGGATTATTTAATTTACGGTCCTGGATTAGATACGAAAGATAAATCACAAGCAAAAGCAAATAAACTTATTTCAATTGCAGAAAATCGTAAAGATTGTGTTGCTGTTATTTCACCATATAGAAGTGCAGTAGTTGATATTACAAATACAACTACACAAACAAATAATATAATAGATTTCTTCTCTCCAGTGTCTTCTTCATCTTATGCAATCTTTGATAGTGGATATAAGTACACTTATGATAGGTTTAATAACTTATTCCGTTATGTTCCTTGTAATGCCGATATTGCAGGATTAATGGCTAGAACTAATGTTACTGGATATCCTTGGTTCTCACCTGCAGGTCAGCAAAGAGGTGTTTTAAATAATGCAATTAAACTTGCATACAATCCATCAAAAGCACAAAGAGATCTTCTTTATAAA